AACCAAATCACCACCAAGCATCGGAATTGTTCCATCACCAGATGATCCAAGTGAGTTATTAAATACTTGATTTGATACACTGCTTGTCATAGCCTGTTTGCTATTTGACATATTTCCATACACACCGCTCATGACAGTCTTTAATCCTGATAATTGACTCACAGAATTAGCCATCATACGGCTCATGTCACCCATTAATTGATTTATTTCTCCTGGCATAGTAAATTGTTGTCGTGGCATGGCTGCTGCGATTCCTGCACCAATAGACCCCAGTGTCTTTTTATTTAAAGGCAATACAGCTTCTGGTCCAGCTTCACCAGCGCCTTGAAGCTGTCCACCCATCATTCCGAATATAGTTGGACGAGTAAAAATACCACCTTTTGCATTCCATTTCACGCCAATTCCTGACGGATAAGTAATGTCTTTACCTAAAACATTTTTTGTACTAGTTTCTAAGCTAAAGTGTGGCATTGGTGGCATTTCAGGTTTGGGGATTTTTAATTTTAAATCACTAAAGAATCCCTTAATCTTCCCGATAAATTCTTCTACCTTACCAACGGCTTCTTTGATTGGATCAATGATGTTCCGTTTAGCCGCATCGAATTTTTCTTGTGCTGCATTTTTTATAGCGTCAAATTTTTCTTTCGCACTATTATACATTTCACCGAATTTTTCTTTCGTAGAATTATAGGCTGAAATAACCGGATCAATAACATATTTATAAACTAATTGCCATGCTGCAAGTGTATAAGATTGGATTTTCACCCAATTTCCTAATATCCAATTTGCTAAATCATTCAACTTTTCTTTTGTTGCATTCCACAATTCTTGCACTGGTTGGATAACATACTGTTTTACCAGATTCCACGCTGATGATGTATATGATTTTATTGTCTCCCATTTTGAATTTAGCCACGAAACTAAATCACTGAACTTTTCTTTTACTAAGTTCCAAGTGTCTACGACTGGTTGAATGATATATTGCTTAAATAATCCCCAAGCTACTTGTGCCACAGCTTTTGCAATTTCCCATTGTGTACCAAGCCAAGTAACCATTTCACTGATTGTTGTACTCACCCAATTGTAAGCTTCTTGAATTGGTTGAATAATATATTGGCAGATTGCCGCCCATGCAATTTGTACTCCGGCTTGAATAAGTAGCCATCCAGCTTCTAAAACGGTAGAAATTGCTGAAATAATTGGATCTAAAACAGTAAGAATCGTGTTCCAAGTTTCTTGCCAAGCTTGTACGAGTGTTCCCCACAGTTCAGAAGCTGTTGTAACTAAAGAAGTCCACCAAGAGGAAGCTGTTTCAACAATTCCAGACCACAAGCTACTAAAGAATTCCCCTATTGGATCAAAGAAACTATGCATCATTTCAGTGAATGAAGCCCAAGCTCCTGAGAAAAATTCGACAATAGAATTCCAGGTACTACTACATATCTCGCCTATTCCGGTCCATAAATCGCTAAAAAACTGACCTATTGGATCAAAGAATGAATGCATTGTTTCTAAAAATGAATTCCATACTTCACTAGATGATTGAACGATACCGTCCCAAAGTTCTATCAAATATTCTTTAATAGAATTCCAGGTTTCTATTGTCCAATTTTTGATATCGTCCCAGTTTTTATAAATTGCAATTCCTATAGCTGCTAAAGCTGCTATAAGAAGAGGAATACCGGCAACAAGTCCAGCTGCTGCTAAAGCTCCAATCCCAAAGAAACTCATGACTGTCATGACTATAGGAGCAAGTGCCATGATCGCACCGGAAATCACACCAATAGCGACTCCGATAGCCGCTAATGTCGCTGCTAATTCTGGATTATTAGAAATCCATTCAGCAAATTTAGAAACAAGATCTGCTACCACAGATAAAACTGGTTCAAGTGCCATTTTTAAATCTTCCATGGCTTTTTGAAACTTAACAGCTGGACTTGCATCCATCTTTTTAATAGATTCATTCAATTTATCTTGATTCTTCTGGAAGTCTACTGTTTTTTCCGAAGCGTTTATTAAAGTGTTAGTTAAATTTTGCCCTTGGTCCTCAAACATAGTAGCTAGAACTTTAACTCCAACTTGATTTCTTTTTACTGGATCTTCTATCCCTTCAATTGCTTTAGCTACTTCTACCATAGCTTTCGAACCGTCACTTCCACCTTTAGCGACAGCTGCACCCCACTTTTCTATTTGTTCTGTGGCAATCCCAGAACCATCTAGCGCTTCTTTCAAAGCCTTATCCGCACCTTGAGCAAATTCAGTTAATTGAATCCTTCCTTCTTTAAGCCCATCTAAGAGATTATCAATATTCCAACTACCTGTTTCAACGCCTGCTTCCATAATCGCTTGGACTTCTTCCGCTTTAAAACCTGCACGAGTCAGCTGACTTCCGTATTCAGCAATAATATCTAGTTGCTCTGGCGGAAATCCCATTTTTAACAACGCATCCACCATACCAAGGGCACTATCTTGAGTTATCCCTAATTCATTTCCTATTTCATATGTTTCTTGTATTAACTCTGTAAAATCTATACCTTCATAAGATGTTGCGATTACCGCCGCCCCTTTTACTATAGATGCGTTAGCTTCATCGCTAATATTTTTATTTAAAGCCCATTGTCTACGCACGCCCTCTAAAGACGCTTCAGCATCAACTCCATAAGTAGTGACACCTCTAATAGCCTCTTCTACTGACTTTTTGGAGGACTCAGGTACATCAAAAGTAATATCAATCTTTGTTTTTAACTTAGACATATCAAGTGCTTTTTCGATTGTCCCGGCAATTCCACCACCAGCTACCATTGCTCCAAGAACGTTTTCTAAGCCTATATCTAATTCTTGAAATTCTCTTTGCGTTCTTTGGGCTTCTTGTTGTAAGTCTCGTAATTCGTTTCGTACTTGTTGTATTGAATTACCAGCATCCACAGATCGTAGCGCTCGTTGTAATTTTTCAATATCTGCTTCAGTTCCTAATGCTTCACGACCAATAATCCCAATTGCTTGTTCTAATTGGCGACTTGTAGCTGTTCCGCTTTTAATTGCATTCACAAGACGATTTCCTAATGCCCCCGCAAAATCATCAACGCTTTTTCCTGTAGCTCTAAACAATGTTTCTAATTGCCTTGTGGAGCTTGCTACATTCTCTTGCTCAGCTTTCATGTTTCCTAGTTTATTTTTAAGACCATTAAGTGACCCTTCTGTAAATTCAATTTCACGCCTAAAAGCACGATATTGTTCTTCAGAAATTTTACCGTTTTGAAATTGAGCTTGTACTTGTTGTTCCGCTGCCTTCAATTTGTCTAGCTTTTGTGTTGTATTTTCAATTTGTTGTGTAAGTAACTTTTGTTTTTGAGAAAGTGCCTCAATATTCCCAGGGTCAAACTTCAATAAACGCTCAACATCTTTTAATTCTTTAGCCAAAGCATCACTTTGTTTATTAACATCTTTTAAAGCATTTTGTAGCGGTTGAGTATTCCCTTCAATTTCGATTGTAATTCCTTTAATTCTTCCTGCCATTTTCTCACCTCATTTCTTAGAATGAATCAAAGTCTTTTTGACTTGCTTTTCTAACTTTTTCTTTGTCTGGGTTCTCCATTTCAGCAAACTCAGCGATGTAATCAAAACAATCACCGATTGTCATGGTTTCTAAATCCCAATGCGTTAATTTTGCTTTATAACAAAGAGCAAGGAACAAATCAGTGGTTAATTCTTCATCACTGAATGTCTCTTGCTCTCCATTGTTTTCTTTTATTTTTTTTTTGCTCCCATAGTGACTTGAACAAGTTCCATTATGTCTGGCATGATTTCTTCAATTGGGAATTCTTCAAAACCGTCAAGCCAAACCATAGGATCAGGAATACTTGGATCAGCCGTTTTAGCGAATAACCAGGTCAAATCATAAACAAGCTCAAAATCCACTTTACTTAAATCAAGATTAGATGTATCGATAGGTTGTTGTGATCCATCTGGTGAAGTTAACGTACTAATTGCTCCTAACCCCATCATATCTGCAAATAAATTACGTCTAAATTGTGCTTTATATCGTTTAACTGTTGCCGCTGTACTCTTTAATCTGACTTGTTTTCCGTCTATTGTAATTGTTTTTTCCATCTAATTACGCTCCCTTTGGTGCTGCTGGTGTTTTTATATAAACTTTTTTGTACCAGTTATCATAAATAGCTGGTGTTGTTTTAGTAGTCGTTTTTGTTTTAACCATGCGTTTTCCGGCAATATCAATTGGACTAGAAACGAATTTTAACTCGTTTGTATTTGGTTCAGCTGAGCTTGTTTTCGTTTTAGATGCAATTGTAGGACGGCTTGCCGTACAACTAAACATAACGTGTCGAGTCGCTTTTAAATCACCATCAAATTCAAATAATAATGCGAATGGTTTTCCTTTTGCATCAGCTAACTCATTTAATACACCATCTGTTTCATCTAATTGTTCACCTAAAGCATCAATAGCAAATTGTTCTGGAATACTCGCTATCGTTAATGTTCCATCATATCCTTGGTTATTACTTGCGGAGTAAAACAGCATGTCATCAGCGTAAAATTCGATCAAATCTCCTCGTGGATCAAACGTTAACTCGACTCCACCAGGCATTGGAATTGGCGTTCCAAATGTAACTACCCCATCTTTTGCTTCGTATGTTGCATAATGAACATTTTTTAAACCAAAAGCCACTTTATTTTCTGGCATCTACATCAACCTCGTTTCATATATTTTTTGAAATAATTTCTCAGATTCAATAAAAGTCCCATACGAGTCATAAGTTATTTCATGATCGTCTAGGACTTTTTCAAGTTTGGCTTCTGCAACTACATCTTTCTTAGTTGTATAAAGCTCTATATTTACATCGTTTATCTTGTGATAAACCTTATTGTCAGCCATTAAATTTGCTGAGCCGTCCACAAGGAAACAAATATAAGGTGGCGCTGGAACTGGGTTGATCGGCGTTGCTGTGAAATGCGAATAAGCCACAGGATAACCTGTAGCTTCAAGGATTTTTGTTAATTCACCTAATGTCATTATTCAAGCGCCCTTTCAATCCGTCTTGGTAATTCATTAATTACATACTCTTCAACCGGACGAATATGCACTTGCGCTGGAACACGTCCGCCACCAACTTTCGCATGTCCTTTTTCTAAAAGATGTGTTAGTTGTCCTTGCGTATTATGAATAACAACACCATTACCCTCTTTTTTCTTACGCCAACCTTTACGATAAGCACCTGTTTTTTTAGGACTATTTTGTTTTAATTTACTTACAGCAACATCAGCTACTTCTTCTTGTGCTGTCAGTAATTCTTCTTCCACAACATTTGCATATCTTTGTAATTCTCTAGCAAGATCACTCGCAAAATCATTCATATCAAGTATGCTCCTTTGCGATAATAGTCAATGTTTGATACATTTCATCATCATTCATTGGCGGTTCGATAATATCAAAGATACGATTTTTCATATTAACTCGCATTTCTTCTGTAATTCCTGATGTATAAGGGATTACAAAACGATAGATCCGAGTAGCTTGTGAAGCTGAAGCTTCAATATACTCAGACCCTTTTACCGTTTTTATCATTGACCATGCTTTTTTAACTTCTTGCCAAGATGTTTCGATTACTTGGTTTAATTCATCTTTTATTACTACAGGTTGTTCAATGCAAATTCGATTTCTAAAATCACCTGTATTCAATGGCTTTTTATACTGAAAAGGACGCATATTAATCACCGTCCAGTTTGATTTCTTCTAACGCTTTATCGATACCTAAACTATTAATCTGACTTAAAAAATTCTTGTCAAAATACTCTAATGCATCGTTATAAACATAACGAGAGCGTTCAAAGACTAATTCTTTGAACTCCTCGTCATTATTTAAATCATAATTTCCACACACTCTAAGTAATGCCTTATTAGACGTAGAAAGGATGCGCTTTAGGTTATCATCTTCATCATCACCTAATCGCATCCTATCTTTGAATTGCTGTAATATTTCATTTGAAATTACTGTATCCATTCACATCACCCTTGAGTTGGTGAAGTTTTAGGGACGAAAGAAATCTTTAAATCATAAACAAGAGCTGCTTTATTATCTTTTGGTTTACCGTTAGCAAACTGTTTAATTGTATAAAGTGTAGCATCTTCAATTGCTAATGTTTGATCAAACTTTTTAAGCTTATATCCGCCAGCAATCGCTGCAAGATATTGTCCTTTTACAAAGAATAATGCTTTTCCAACTGGAACTTCTTCAGATTCAGCAGTTTGGATGTTATAAGGTAACGCCATTACCCATTGACCATTAGGAGTTTGAATTGTGTTACGTGCTTGTACACCGATTGCATCCACAGGATTGACGACCATCACAATTTTATTTAATACTTTACGAGATTTTCCTTTTCCATCAACAGATAAAGCTTTTACCACTTCGTAAAGTTCACCAGCAATTACTTCGCCATGTTCAGAAGGAGCAAATGTTAAAGTTCCAGATGATTTTTTATCAGTAACCGCTCCTGTAGTTGCATTTACATCTTTCATTAAACCTACAGGTTGATGCGCTACAGCTCCACCACCATTTACAAAACCAAACTCTAAACCTACTGAATAAGATTCTACTAATAAAGTTCGAACATAACGTTCAACCCATTCCGGACCAAGTTCTAACATATCGTTCGGAATAGCAGCAAATGCAGTTAATTTAAGTTGACCAATTTGTTCTTGTCTAAATGCCGCATTAATTTGTCCTTTGATTTCACCGAATAATTCGCCCCAAGCATACGCTTTTGTCGCATCAGAGTAAATGAACTTTGTAACTGCACCTAAATCTTGTAGACCTAAAGCCTCAAGTAATGGATGTTCTTTAACTAAGTCTTCAAATACACGTTCTTGTGTAGTTACCGGAAGAATAGAACCGTCTTTAAAACCGCCATCTTGTACAACTGCATTAAAGAATTTTGTTTCCGCTGCTGTTAATACGTTTTGACCGCGTTGTTGAAGAATAGAACGATCTAACATTTCATCATTTACTTGGTTACGGACTGTGTTAATTACATCCGTTTGCATCGCATCAAAGAAACCTTCAAATGCTGCTGTTTGTTCTTGCTCTGTACTCTCTGCATTAGTTAAAGCATCCGTTAACTTTGTTTTCGCCTTATTGAATGCTTCAGACTTATTAAATTTAATCGTCATTATGTGTTTCCCCCATTTTTTATAATTTTATATTTTTATAAATTTAAAAGGAGCCCTTTAATCCCACTGTTTTTTACAGGTTTAGGATTCGGCTCCTTTGGTTGTTCTTCTATATTGTTTTGTAAATCATTCAGGATTTCGTTTTTTAACCCTGATAACGCTGCGTTTAAATCTTCTTTTGTAATCCCTTGGCCTTTGTTCATTGTTCCATTTCTAAAACCATCGATTACTTTCTGTGGAAGCATGGCAGAAATCGCAGTTGAAGCTGTCATTTTAACCTGATTATCCATAAACATGATTTCATCCACAAAATTATTTTCTAATGCTTGTTGTGGACCCATCCAAGTTTCTTCAGCCATCATATTAAGTAGTTCCTCTTCTGATTTCCCACTTTTAATGACATAGGCGTTTACAATCGCTCGATCTGTTGTTTTCAACATCTCAGCAGCCTTTTCCATATCACGATGATCTCCACCATTCCACATAGAAGCATTGTGAATCATAATTTGAGCTGTTGGAGAGATTCGAACTTTATCAGCACCCATCGCAATGAATGATGCTGCACTTGCCGCCAACCCGACAATTTGAGCTTCCACATGACCAGGATAATTTTTTAATGCTGTGTAAATCTCTGAACCTTCATTTACATAACCGCCAGGACTATTAATTGATACAACTAAGTCATCGCCATTTGCTTCATCAAGCGCTTTTGAAATCTTACCTGGGCTTGTAGCATCCATTTCAAACCAATCATAAATCCAAGCTTCATCATTAGAAATAATTGGCCCTTTAACGTCAATTTTCACCGTCATTTTGTTTCTCACCTCCTTCAGTTAAATGAGTTTCTGTATAGTTTTTGGTAATATAATGTTTGTTTAAATTCGGATCATTTGAAATATCATATCCTACTTCCAATCTAAGTTCATTACCTGTGAATGCACTAGAAGAAATGAGTTTATCGATACTTTCAGCAAGCTCAAATATACTCTGATAAGAAACGGATTTAATTTCAATTTTTTGACCTAAAAGATACTCTTCTTTTTCAAAAAATTTAACGTTTGCTTCATCTGAAATCTTTTTTAATAACGGTTTCACTGTGAAAAGCATATAATTTTTCGTTTGCTTCTCTACATCGGCCATTTCGCCATATAACAAAGCGGTCGGAATACCAAAAGCCATAGCTACTTGATTTAGAAAGCCATTCGTTACTTTGTTTATTTCATCCACACTTTGACCAGAATTTACACCACCTGATGTTTCTTCGTATTTAAATCCTGGTTGTTGTGGAATAATAGCAATATCATTTTCTCCAACAGCTTTATACATGTCATCTATAAAATTTTGGAGTTTTGCTTGATGGTCTTTACTCTTTGCAGCAAGCATGTCCATATCAACTGTGGCACGAATTTGATTTTTACGTTTTTGAGAGCTTAATATCCTACCGAATAAATCACCATAATCAGCAAAAAGCCCATCAATAAGCGGTGATAACTTGTCATTACGATATCTTAAATGAATGACTTCACTTTGTTTAAAACTTCTCTTAAACTGATAATCTTTTACGGTGACATTTGTAAAAGTATCTTCAAACACAGCGTACTCATTATGTTCAAAGTCGTCAGCGATAAGTAGATCACCATCATCTGCTTGTATAATTAAAGCTTCATTATCATAAATAAGTTTGTAAATGAACTGTTCCCAAAAGGTACTTGCTGTCATATTCTTATTGGGCCTAACATTTAATCGGTAATAAAGCTCATCTTTTTCGAATTTCCCACCGTTTTTTACTCTGAATTCTGATTGACTAATTGTCCTTCCTAAAAATGATATACAGGTATCAATCGCTATTCGCTTCATGTGGACTCTATTTGCCTTTTCAATAAACATTTCCACATCAAACATAAATCCTAACTCACTATTTCTTTTAAATACCGCATCCAGCCATCCAATGATTATCACCCCCTTTATTAGAATTTAATACCATCTAGCATAAAATCAAATTCATCCACAAGAACGTTATCCGCTTGCCATAATGCATGGATAAAAGCTTGGAATCCATCTGTTTTTCGCTTGAATTCATCTTTTTTCAGATATTCTTTGTTACCGTCTTTTTTGATGTGGACGTAGACGTTATTGGTGTACCAACGCATTAATGGATTATCACCAAAGATAATGCGATTGTTTGCAAATAATGTTTCAACTCGTGGAGCTAAAAGGGAATGAATTGCTTTTGGATTACGAATGTATAACAATATGAAACCTTCAGCTTCAAGTGCTGATTTAACAAGATCAAGACGGAACGTATCAGCTACAATCGTATTAAACCCGTATAACTCACGCATTTTTACAAACCAATCTACAATGTGAGAGATATTAATGACTGGTTCATCTAGAGTAGTAAGCAATCCTTGTTCTTCCCATTCTTTAATAGGTACTTTTAATTTCACTTTGTCCAAAAAGCCTTTTCTTACAAATGAATGTGATTTCCAAATGTAATCCTCACCATGTTTAAACAGTAATCCTACTGATGCAAAGTCCTTGATGCTGGCGAAGTCGAGGCCGCCCACAGCAGTTTTGTGTCTTAGATCTGGAACTTCTCTAAGCGTTACTCCATCTTCTTCATAACCAGTACGCATGATTTCCTCCCACGGAGCTACAGACTTTGTTAAAT